GTCAGTACAAAACGTACGGTTGTGGGGACTCAAGACTGGAGACGAAGCGTTAGAATCAAACCAGATCCAAGATCCTCTTCTCCGTGAAGTTTTAAACTTAGATGCAGTCAAAGGCGTAGATCCTGAAAAGATAACGAGCATGGAACGCCGTGCTGGATCTGATGGTATGTTACTGGGAAATGCTACAGTACGTTTTAGTCTTGAACGTTTAGTTGAAGGAGGAACTACAGATCAAATTCGTAAGGTAGCTAAAGGTATCAGTGAATTAATGAAGGGGAATAAAGAGTTTGATAACACTCTTGTTAGCTCATTAATTAAAGACTCTGACAACCTTGGATCGTTTACGTTCGATAATAAGGGACAGCAATATATTGATCTAAATACAGCTCAAGGAGCAAAAGGCAGGGGTGCAGTAAGCACTGACCCTGTATTCACGGAGCGCACGTTGTTACACGAAATTGTTCACTCAGCTACCGCAAGGTTTATACCGCCTAAGCTTTCGTCTATGAACGGAAACGTAAAAGGCAAAGCCTACATGGACAGGCTGGATGAGTATTACAACGATAAATACACACACAATCCTGCTGTTAAAGGGTTAATAACAACTTATAAGGAAGCTCTAGAAAATATTCCAGAAGAGTTTAAAGGACTCGTAGATAATCTCAATGACCCCAACGGGTTTATGTTGAAGACAGGTGCTGAGGGAAGTCCCTTCCGTAAAAACATCCGTGATTGGTACGGGTTTACTAATCTCGATGAGTTCTTATCAGAAGCACTCACAAACTCATCATTCCAGAACTTCTTACGTAGCATTGAAACAAGAGAGAAGTCCTATAGAACACTTTGGCAAAAAGTTGTAGACGTGTTGAGTGAACTCTTTAATGCTAAAGGTACGCTACTCAATGATGTTATTTCAAACTTCGCTGAACTAGTCAGTGGTCCAAAAAAGAAATTCGATTATCATCCAAACGAGTATATGAGTTCCCCCTACGCTCGCCTTAACTCTCTCTCCAGAGGCTCGCGAAGAAACGAAGTTAAATTCTTTCAGGCTACAGGAGCTGCTAAGTCTGGAGTCACTGTAGAAAACAGAGGTGGTCAAATCGCTGTTGAAGGAACAGTCAAGGCTATTAGTGAAGTTGAAACAGCATACGACCTTGGTGAAGTGTTAGCGAAAGCTGAGACGCAAGTGTTAGAGGAAATGGAAAAGACTGGAAGCATTGGCTTCTACGAAGACGGTAAGCTCCAAGGTTCCGATGGACTGAAGGGCGGAGGTATTGTTCAAGCTGTTGAGCAAGCTCGTCGTATGGCTGAGATGTCTGGTCAGAAGATTGACATTGTTGAGTCGGAAGTCCGAGCAGCAGGTAAAGACGCAGCAGCGTTGCGCAGAATTGCAGCGCGTATGTACACAGTAGAGTCTATTGCCGTGCAGCAAGGTTCGGACATCGTCGCTAAAGCTAAGAAGATTGCTGCGCAAAGTGCTGAGGCTACAGATGCCGACCGAGCGGAACTGATGGGTGACATCCAGAAGATGTTGAACTTAGTCGCTGCTGGCTCAAACCTTCGTAGAGGATTTGGTCAAGGTCTACAGTCAACGCAGTTTGCACGTACTAAACTAAGTCTATCGTCAGCAGAGAGACGTTCCCAAGAAATTGTTAACCAGTATATGGCTAGCAACAAGGGAGAGAAGAACAACTTCGATGCTCTTATCAACCGAATAATCCTTGCTGGTGGAGACCCCAAGAACATGTCCGCTAAGGATATGATTGATCAGATGCTGGGTGTTGTTAAAGCAGGACGTGCTTCTGAAGGTGGTAAGTTTATGGAGATGGCGCAGAACTGGTTCATCAACTCGCTACTGTCTGGTCCAAGAACTATGATGAAGAATGGTATTGGTAATATGATTACCCAGACTCTTCTTCAGACCGAGCTTGCTGTTGGCGGTCTGACAGTGGACCCATCCATCACACGTATGGTGTTGAAAGAGATGGCAACGTTTGAATCGTTCCGTGAATCGATGAAGTACTTCTTAGATGTGTATGCACTGAAAGACCAGCTGCTAGACATTGGACGTAACCCTCTGGAGAATACAGCAAACACAGGTATTCCAAAGTACTTTGATAACGCTGCTCCTGAAGAAACAATCAAACAGTCCATGAACTGGTTCAGTGAGAATGTCGTTAACGTTCCAGCTAAGACCCTCATGGCGATGGACGAAGTGTTCAAACAATCCGTATTCCGTCAGAACGCTAAGATGGAATGGACCTTGAAGGGAATGAAGTTGGGAATCAAAGACCCTGACGCTCTATCTGAGTATGTTATGAGAGGTATGGACGCTGTCCTTGTTGATGGCGAACGTGCGTTCTCCGATGCTGGTGTGATGAAGTTTGCGCAAGCAACGGTCAAGAAAATGGACGACGAACTTGTAGCTTCTGGTAAGAAGCCTATGACCCCTCAAAAGAGAGGCGCAGAAGTTAATCGTATCATCAGCGAAGAAACACAGAAACGTGCAGACATGCTTAAGTCATACGAAGAAGGTGGTCTTGGATTAGAGAACATCTCTGACATTGACAACGTAGCAGCTCGCTCGCTGGAGCAAGCACGGTACGCAACGTTCACTAACGATGCAGGTGCGTTCGCTGACTTGGCGCAAGCTATGACGCAGAAAGTACCACCACTACGTCTGATCTTCCCGTTCATCCGTACTCCAGTAAACATTCTGAAGTTCTCGTTTGATCGCGCATCAGGTGGTATGATGGATGCAGGTCGCAGTGCGCTAGCTCGTATGCCAGACATGCCAATGCTAAAACGTACTCAAGAAGAACTGCGTATGAAGCTGAACTCTCGTGACCCTATTGAGGTGGCACGAACAAGAGGTAAGATTGCTACAGCTGTAATGATTAACAGTACGTTGATGTACATGATCATGACCAACCGTGATTTCATTACAGGTGGTGGACCAAAGGATATTGCGCAGCGCAAGACTCTGGAGGAAACAGGGTGGCAGAAGTACTCCCTTAAGTTTGGAAACCAGTATGCAAGCTTTGCTGGTCTTGACCCACTAGGTACACACTTCGGTGTTCTCGTAGATATTGTTGAGCAGTTCGACGAACAAGGAAGCCACAACACTACGTTGGCAGAACAAATGTTTGCAGCAGCTTCAATCTCGCTGTCGCGTAACGTAACAGAGAAGTCTTACTTGGCAGGTCTTAAGTTCCTGACAGACGCTATCTCTGAGCCTGACCGTAAGATGGAACGAGCAGTCCGAAACATTGCTGGTGGATTTGTTCCTAATGTTCTGTACCAAAGTCAATCCGTGATGGGTGACACTACCGCACGAGAAGTTCGTAGCCTAAGTGATGCGTTCACGAAGAAGCTTCCTTTTGGTAACGACAACCTTGATCCGAAACGTAACATCCTTGGTGAGCCTATCATTATGGAGCAGTTCAAGTTTGTTGGTCCGTTCAATCCTTCGGCAATGTCAACACGAGATGGTGACGTAGTGTTTGAAGAGTTGGCAGCACTTGATCACGGCTTTACGCAGACAAGCACTATGCTTGACCGCAGTATCGACATGACCGAGTTTGTTAACGATAAAGGACAGACCGCTTATGACAGACGCTTAGAACTACTCAGTAACACAAAGATTAGAGGTAAGAAACTCCGCCAAGAACTTGAAAAGCTAATAAATAGCTCACGTTACCAACGACTGTCTCCACTTACTGATGGGGCGTTGAAGAGTCCTAGAGTTGCTTTAATCAACCGAGTACTGAGTAAGTATCGCTCTCGTTCTCTTAGTTTGATGATGGAAGAATTTCCTGAAATCGAAACCGAGTACAAGCGTATGCGCTCAATTAACAAACAAGCAAAGCGAGGTGCTTCAACCGAAGCATTACAAGCACTTCTAGACGCATAATATATTACCCCCCTAACCAATAGTGAGATGCCCTTGTCATATCAATCAATAACTAATCCAAGCTCAACATCCTTTACGGTAAGTTTTGAGTTTTTAAACTTATCCGACATTAAAGCTGTCGGTAAACTTAACTCCGCTTCAGAATGGACAGAGCTTCCAGTAACTGATGCAGCAACAAGCAATGACGTAACAACCGTCACTGTCGCTGATGCTGGCACTTACAGTTCTGCTGGTGAGGTTCGTATCTATCGAGCAACGTCTCAAGAAACCTTGGTAGACTTCCAGAACGGCTCTCGTTTATCGGAGAGTGACTTGGACACAGCTTACAGACAAGGCTTGTTTGCGGCTCAAGAAGTGCGTGAGAACGCTGGTGAGAACATCACAGCTGTTGGTCCACAAGGTCCAGCAGGTGCTGATGGGCAGGATGGTGCTGATGGAACTGACGGTGTTGATGCAAGTAACAGTCCAGCTTTTCATGCTTACTCTACTACGACCACATCTGTTGCCACCGCCGTAGACACAGTCTTAAAAATAAACACAGAGTCCTACGATACTGGTAATTGTTTTAATACAGGCAATCACAGATTCACGCCAAATGTCGCTGGTCGATACCATATCTATATGTCAGCAAAATATGGTAACTCAAATGATTTTGACCATTTACGAGTTATGATAAGAAAAAATGGAACAACTCAAATTGCCATCGCTAGTACAAGACAAGAAGGGCAGACTTGTTTAAATTGTGCAACAGTTTGTTACATGAATGGCACTACAGATTATTTAGAAGCGTGCGCTTATCAAGCCTCTGGTTCAACAGAAAATTTTAGCTCAGGTTCCGAAGGAACATTTTTTGGAGCTTATAGGTTGATCGTATAATATCATGAACAACGATAGCCATCTTACACCTGCTGTAGCCATCGCTGGACTACTAGGCACAATAACTCTTGAACATGTAAATACGTTTGTTGCAATTATACTTGGACTTGTTTCACTTGCGTATGTCAGTGTTAAACTATGGAAGGAGATAAAAGATGACGAAGACGACAAATAAGGAACTGCTGGATGAGTTGATGGCTCTGACAATCGAAGAGCTACTGACCGTGATTAAGTCTGGTGAATCAAGCCCAGCAATTCTTAACGTAGCTAGGCAGCTGCTTAAAGACAATCAAGTCACTGCCTCCATTAAGGAAGACAGCCCTATGCAAAACTTAGTTGAGGTGCTGCCGTTCCGTGAAGATGATGAGCCAATCGCTGCCACAAATACCTAACGAGTTAAAAGACTTTAGAAATTTCCTGTATTTTATCTGGCACTCACTTGAACAAATCAAGCGTGACCCAACAGAGATACAGTACGATATTGCTGACTTCATGCAGAACGGTCCCAAGCGTGCTGTTGTGCAGGGATTTAGAGGAGTTGGTAAGTCTTGGATCTGTTCTGCGTTCGTAGTACACCAGCTATTCCTAGACCCAACAAA